GGTGCAGTTTTATATGCTGACTTTGGTGGAGTTGCTGGATTACAACCTGTAATAAATGCTGATGGTCAAAGAATAGAATTTTCTTTTTTAAAACTACCTAATCAAGACCCTATAATTAAAGATACTATTTCTGTATATCCTGTAACTAACGATCCATTACCTCTTATACCAGACCCACCTTCTGATGATTATTTTAATTATAATGATTTTGATAAAGCAATGGATGAAGCTATTGATGAGGGAAAAAAAAACTCTAAATTTCCGGTAGACGAACAATCAAAAACAGATTTTAGTTTTTTTACTAAAGTAGCGGCAGGAGAAGCAACATTAGGAGATAAATTTTTAGCCGATAATAATAGCATTAAAATGTTGTCAGATGATGAAGATACCAAACTAAAACCTTACAATTTAGAATATACCGATCTTAATGGTAAAAAAATTAAAGAGACTTTTCGTACAGTTGGTAAAGGTCATAAAATAACAGAAAAAGAAGAAAAAAATGGAAAAATATATGGTTTTAATATTAATACTTTAACTGAAGAACAGGTAGATATTATTTTTAAAAAAGATTTAGAAATAGTAATTAAAGATGTAGATAAATTAGTTACAAATAAAAATATTAACCCAACAGCTTATAGTATATTAGTTCAAATGGGTTTTCAGTTAGGTACTAAAGGTTTAAGTGGATTTACAAAAACAATTAAAGCAATAAATGAACAAGAATATAATTTAGCTTCTAAACACATGCTTAATAATTATGAGGGTAAAGATTATAAAAATATTAGCAAGCAAATTGGAAAAACTAAATGGCATATTCAAACAAAAAACAGAGCTAAAAGATTGTCAAAATTAATGGCTTCAATAGAAAAAAAATCTCAACTAACTAATGAAAGTCCATAATTATGATTAATCTTGGATTAGGCACATTTAAAAAATCAAAAGAAGAAATAGGTTCTTTGTACAACCAAAGTAGAACTAGCTTTTTAGATGCTGCTCATGCTAACTTTATGAACACATGGAATTTAAATCCATTCTCCTCTACATTGAGAGCATACGATCAAACAAAAGCATATCAATCTAGTAATATTTATTTAAATAAAGATGAGTTAAATAAACAATATGCTAGTTTAGGTTTAAATTTTACAGAAGATACAAGAGAGGGTGTTGTTGATTACATAGTTGAAAGAAAAAAATTAGAAAATTCAAGAAGAAGTATTTTAGCTAGAGGACCAAATAACAAAATGGCAAAAGGTTTTTTCTTTTTAGAATCTCTTGGTACAAGTTTTTTAGACCCAATAAATATTGGTGCATCTTTTGTGCCTATTGTTGGTCAAGCTAAATTTGCTTCTATGGTTGCTCGTTCTGGTAAAAATATTGCTAGAATAAAAAAAGGTGCTGTAGAAGGTGTGGTTGGTAACATAGCTGTTGAACCTATTGTTTATGGTGTAGCAAAATCAGAACAAGCTGATTATACTGCTTATAATGCTATTACCAATATAGCGGTTGGTGGTTTAATTGGTACTGTGGCTCATGTTGGTTTTGGTAGACTAGGAGATTATCTTGCAGAAGTAAGAGGTAAACCAAATATTTATCAAAGGTTAGCTGCAATTTCTCCAGAAAATCAAAGACAGTTATTAGACTATTCTGTTGGTAAAGTTTTAAAAGGAGAGCCAGTAGATACCGGCAATCTTGTGTCTGAAAAAACAAGAGTAGGAGATGCACAATTAAATAAAATAGATGATCAAATTAAAGAATTTGAAACTTTATATAATAATTCAATAAAAAATGGAGATAGATCATCAGCTAAAATTTATTTAAAAAATATTAGAAACTTACAAAAAACAGAAAGAGATATAGTTGCAGCAAAAAAAGCAGAAAATGATAGAATAAAAATACAAGAACAATCCAACATAACCAACAGAAACCTAGAACCATTAACAGAAAAACAAAAAATAATTAAAGATAAAAATCAATCAGAGTTAGAACTTGAAGCAGAAAATATGCAACAAAGAACTGTATTACATCAAAAACAATTAAATATTAAAGATGAAGATTTAATTGAACCTATGATTAAAGAAAGAAATGATATTAAAAAAATTGACAATTCTATAAAAAATAAAACTCAAATTAGAGAAGCTATAGAAGCTGGAACTAATTGCACAAAAAGGAATAGTTAATGGCAGATATAAAAAAATTATCTAAATGTTTTGAAGAAGTTAAAAGACTAACTGGTGATCTTCTGCCAGACGAACAAATAAATCAAATTTTAGATGAAGCTAAAATAAAAATTAATGAAAATAAATTTCAAGGAGCAGAAACTAAATCAGAAAAAATTTTATCAGAAGAAATTATAAATAAATTTGAATACGAACAAGTTTTAAAAAAAAGAAATTTAGCAGAAAACAACATGAAAGCATTAGAAAAATATGAAAAAATAATAGATGCTGTAGATACATCTAATGGAAGAATCAATCCTATAGAAGCAGTGCGTGGATATTTAGTTGGTATGCAAAAATTTTCTAAAATTACCAGAGATTCTATTGGCTTAAAACAAGCCACTTTAGAAAATGTTGAAATTACAAAACTTGTTAATGCTATTAGAAATTTAGGAAAAGATGCTTGGAATGATTTTAGTGAAGGCAGGATGGATATAGAAATTATGAGGGAAATGAATGGTAAACCTACAGGCATAAAAAATGCTAAAAATATTGCTAAAGTTTTAAAAGAATCTCAAAATAGTTGGAGATTAAGATTAAATGATTTAGGAGCTAATATAGGAGAGTTAGATGATTGGATAACTAGAACAACACATAACACAGAAAAAATGGCTGTTGCTAGTAAAAGTTCAAGATTACTTGAAGATAATAGATTAGCTTGGGTAGAATATACACAAACAAAATTAAATTTAAAAAGAACTTTTGCTGATGTTAATGATCCAGTAGAAATTAGTAAAATTTTAAGCAGTATTTATGATAGTTTAATGACAGGTGATCACATGAAATATGGTGGCACAAATAGTATTTATGGAACAAAAAATGTAACTAATCGTTTAAACTCTTCAAGAGTTTTGCATTTTAAAGATTTACAAGCTAGACAAGAATATAATATTAAATTTGGAGAACCCTCTCTACAAACAAGTGTTTTTAATGTCTTAACAAGTAGTGCAAAAAATATTGTTATGATGCAAGAATTAGGAACAAATCCTCAAGATACATTTAATAAAATTTTAGCTTTATTAAAAAAAAAATACAAAAGTTTAGATTATAAAATTGTTAGAGATTTAAATTTTGATAATTTTCAAGGAGCTTTTGCACAAATTGATGGAAGTGCAAATATTCCCGGTAGTCAAACTTTAGCAAAAATAGGTGAGGTAGTAAGAAGCACAGGAGATATGGCTAGATTAGGTGGAACTGCAATAACATCTTTTGCAGATTTAGCACCTTACATGGCATCTACTAATTTTCAAGGAAGAGGATTATTAACTGGTTTGTTTGAAGCAATAAATGGATTACTTGGTGGAAATAATAAAGCTGCTTTAGAAGCTGTAGAAGTTATTAGTAATTCTGTTGTAGTTGCAAATAGAGGAAATATATATAGTGATGGTGCTGATTCTTTTGGTGGATTAAATAATTTAAGAAATAAATTTTTTAAATGGAATGGATTAAATGGATGGGTTTCAAGTTTAAAAAGTTCTATGGCACTTGGTGTGGCAAAATTTTATGGATCATTAACTGAAACTAAATTTTTTAATTTAGAAAAAAGAGAAAGAAATTTTTTAACATTGTATGGAATAGATGAAGGTAAATGGGATATGTTACGTTCTATTAAAACATTAGCTGCTGATGATAAAAGATATTTAACTGCCGAAGGTGCAAAAGATATTCCAGATAATGTTATTAATAAATATTTAGGTAGAAAATTAAGTGCAAGAGAATTAAGAAATTTTAAAAATGATTTAGAATTAACTTGGAGAAATGTTTTAAACGATCAAGGCACACATGGAACACCAGAGCCAGATTCACAAATTAGGTCAATAACAAAAATGGGTACAGTTAAAGGAACTTACATGGGTGAACTTAATAGTTTTATTATGCAATATAAAAACTTTTCAGTTTCTTTATATAAAAAAATTTTACGAAGAGAAATGGATTCTTATGGACCAGATGAAAGTAAATTAATAGGTGCTAGTATGTTAGCTTCAACATTAATGTTAGGTACTATTTTTGGTTATATTGTTTTATCTGTCAAAGATATGTTATCTGGTAGATCACCAAGAGATCCTAAAAAAGTAGCTGTTTTAATGCAATCATTTGTTCAAGGTGGTGGTGGTGGTATTTATGGAGACTTTTTAATGAGTGAAATTCAAAATCAATATGGTAATGGAATTCTTGAAACTGCTGCTGGACCAACAGCTTCAGATATTAAAAAACTTATAGATGTAGTAAGAAATATGAATGAACCAAAAAAAGCAGGTAAAAAATTTTTACAGTTAGCAGAAGGTCATACACCATTTATAAATTTATATTATACCAAAGCAGCTTACGACTACCTTATTGGCTATCAAATTAAAGAATATTTAGACCCCGGATTCTTTAATAGGATGAAAAAAAGAAATGAAGAAAATAGAGGTCAAACTTATTATTTTAAACCATAGACAAAGTATAGATAATTTAATATAGAGAGAGATAACATGACAGTATCAACTACAATTATTAAGAATTCCCACAATGGTAATGGCAGTACCACTAACTTTGCCTATCAATTTAAAATTTTGCAGGACAGCGATCTAACAGTAATTATTAGATCATCTACAGGTACAGAGACAGTTAAAAGTCTATCTACAC